ACCCGTCAAAGGTTCCCCCCTCACACTCCCCCTTCCTTGCGATGTGCGGGAGTGCAGACAACAAAACCTGTGGACAATCACATAAATCACCACCCATTTGGGTGGTGATCTTTTTCGCTTTCTCCCCGGCGCTCACCGTCGTGTCAGCCGGCTCCCAGCCGCTGCCGCGGCCGGCAGTCAGGACACTTCCTCGAAACCGCCTCGCTTCTTCCGCCGCAGGCGGCGCTTCGGCGCTTTCCTCCATGCAAAAAAGGCTCCCATCTGCAAGATGGAAGCCTTTTCGTATGCTGCGTCAGTTCAGATGCCGTCGGTAGTTGCCGCCGGTGTGGACGCCCTCCTGCACGATGAAGAACGCCTTGGGATCCATCTCCTGCATCACCTGCTGCAGCGTACCGATCTCGTACTTGCTCAGGCACACGCACAGCACTTGTACCTCGTCACCGGTATAGGCGCCGTGGGCCGTCCAGTACGTCACGCCGCGGTCCAGCTTTTCGATGATGAAGCGGACCAGCTCCGGATTATTCTTTTTGGTGAAGATCAGCATCTCCACGTTGACGTTCTGCTGGTGCAGTTTATCCAGAAACAGGTTGTTCAGGATATTGTAGATAGCGGAGTAGATGGCCGTGGTGGCGTTGAACAGGAACAGGCACAGCGTGTACAGACATACGTTGAAGCAGATGCAGAACCGGCCCACGGTGAACTTGGGATTCTTCTTGCTGAGGTACAATCCCAGAATGTCCAGACCACCGGTGGAACAGCCGCAGCTCAGCACCAGCCCCGCGGCGAAGCCCACGCCCAGGCCGCCGATAAGGCAGCTGGTCAGCGGGTCTGCGATGATGGGCACGGCGGGGGAGGGGATCAGCGCCGAAAAGATGGAGTTGCACACGGTGACGATGGTGGCCTTGACGAAAAACGTTCGCCCCAGTCCCCGATAGGCCAGATAGAACATGGGCAGATTCGCCAGCAGGTACAGCAGGCCCGCCAGATCGAAGGGCACATTCACCCCCGCCCGCGTCACCAGCAGGGTACGGATCACCTGGCACAGACCGTAGGCGCCGCCTGCGTAGAAGCCCTGAGGCACGATGAACAGGTTGATGGCCGACGCCATGATGGCGGCGCCCACGATGCCGCCCAGCAGGCGCAGCCCGCGCTCATGCAGGATCTTATTATAGACGGACACTTTGTTCCCTCCTCTCCGGTAACAAAAGGCATTATATGCACGATAGCCTGCAAAGTCAAGGGATATTTTTGAAAATTACAGGCTATATTGCAAGATGTGATGCAATCTGTGCCGCGCACGGCACAAGGTGCGGGACACGGTGGACTTGTTGACCCCCAGACGCCCCGCGATCTGGGCCATATTCAGCTTTTCGTAGTAGTACAGATGCAGCATCTCCTGCTGGCGGGGTGTTAATTCCTCCGTCATGGCACGGGACAGGTTGTGCAGCAGCCGCTGCCGCCGCTGGCTGTTGTCGCCGGCCTGCTGCTGCATCCACTGGTGCAATCCGGCGATGTCCATGGGATCAAAGGCGGAATGGATCATAACTCCGGTCACTCCTGTCGTAGTAATGGGCCGTCAGCCGTGCCAGCTGGCGGCACTGGCGCAGCATGGGCTGCAGCTCTGTCAAACGGCGGCGCAGTTGGCGGGCGCTGTCCGGATCGTCGGCGGTCCGGAGGTCCAGCCGCAGCTGCTCCATGCGCCTCTGGATGCGCTGGGCGCTGTCCTCATACAGCGGTGACAGTTCGGCAAGTTTCACGCGCGATCACTCTCCTTCATTTCTTGCGTAAAAAATGTGTTGACAAACCCCGAAAGTTCTGTTAGAATAAACTGCGCTGATGGAGATGCTGGTGTAGCTCAGCTGGTAGAGCAGCTGATTTGTAATCAGCAGGTCGGGGGTTCGAATCCGTCCACCAGCTCCAAGTGAATATGGGGGATTTCCCGAGTGGCCAAAGGGGACAGACTGTAAATCTGCTGGCAACGCCTTCGGTGGTTCGAATCCACCATCCCCCACCAAAAAGTACCGATCACCGTCAGGTGGTTGGTACTTTTTATTTGGTGGGGATAGGTGGAGTCGAAGTTTATGCCCCGCAGGGGTAAATCCACCATTCCCGTCAAAAATACCGATTGCGCATCTGTGCGGTCGGTATTTTTATTTTCCCCTCCCAATACCGCTGCGCCCGTCACGGCGCAGCGGTTCTCTTCTATTTTGAAAACCAGTTTTCTTGTTGACTTTTACAGCGTATCACAAGAATCTTGTAATGTCAAGTCTATTTTCTCAAGTTTCTTGTTAAAATAGATTGACAAAACCAAGGATCTGGGTTAGGATAGGGACAGAATTTGTCGAAATCTGGCGAGGAGGCGTTTCCCATGAGTTTTTGTGAGCAGCTGCAGAAGCGGCGGAAGGAACTGGGCCTGAGCCGCACGGAGCTGGCCGCCCGCCTGGGCGTTTCCCCCTCGGCGGTGGGCAACTACGAGACCGGCGTCAGCGCCCCTAAGGAGGAGGTACTGCTGCGGCTGTTCGACGCGCTGGAGGTGGACCCCAACTACCTGTACCGCGGCAGCTTCCGCCACATTGGCGGCATCCAGTCCGATGAGGAGCGGAAGCTGCTGGAGAAATACCGCCGCCTGCCGCTGTCCGGTCGTCAGACGGTCCACACGCTGGTGGACGCA